AATCTTCAAAGTAAATAACAGATTTATATTGTGAATCTGGAATTAACTCAACCAATTTACTAGCATCAGTTACGCAATCGGTGTGCGTTACATTACAAGCTACTGGAAAACTTTGTTTGATAGTTTTAGTTTCTGAAACTTGGTTAACTATGTTTACAGTCTTAACAAGCCCTGCAATTTTACCCACGAAAGGCAAAGTTTCAATATAACTTTTTACTATATCTGCAATCGCTGAGTTCATAATTAATCTAATGCTTTTAATAAAATATCTAAAATATCCGCTTCAACTAAATCTGTTATTGTTTCTTCCTCATTAGTTGTTAATCGTAATAAATCCCCATATCTAGTACTATTCCATTCCAATCTTTCTTCGCTAATCTTTGTATCACCACCAACTGTAACGGCGTAATTTGCCCCATCAGTTTGGCGGTTAATTATTTTTAAACCTCGCAATGTTTCACCTGTTAAAACTATTCTGTTTGGAGTGGATGCCCCAAATCTTTCTTCCTTGTACTTTGCATATTTAGGTGAATAAGCTGGAAAAGCAACCTCCTCGCCACCACTCCCAACTTCAGTACCTCTTTGGATAAATCTTTCTTTAATAAACTCAATAGAATTTAACGCTCGCTCATCAATCATAACAGGCAATTCGTTAACAATAGTTTCTAAGGCTATATCTAAACGCTTATTAAATTCTTGTATATCCATTATGAGAAAATACCAATTTTTAAAACATCATCGAACGTATTACATTTAAGGCAATCGTTAGCTTTCCAATTCATTTCTTTTGCTATCCATTGCACTCGTGTATTGTATTCTTTAATAAATTTGTTTCGTTTATCGCTCATTGTTTCTCTATCCATCATTGTATAACGATTAATTTGTGAGCTTGATAGTATTTCATCAATAACAATTGCTCCCGCTTTAAATCGCATTGCATAAGCCATAGCTAGTGCTAATGGATTGGCTTCGTAGTTTAAATTCTGTTTACAAATTAATTCACTTGTATTGCATCTGAAATTAACATCAAGCATTAAGCCGTTTAAATATCCGTTTGTTGCCCAGTCTGCACGCTCTGTTAATGTATCGCCTTGAGTACCTGTTAACATAATGTATTCAGACCAGCGATATTTTTCATAACTCTTAAATACAGGTGAGCTTGGATTCCAATAGTATTTATACATTGAGCTATTGCAACCGCATGAAGCCTTAATGTCTTTTGGTTGTGGATTCCCAGCCGTTTCATAAATGATATAGTAGTTCGGGTTTTCCGAATAATTATCATTCATTACTAATTCTAATGGAGTTGTTAATGTAAACCAAGTTAAACTGTTTGTTGTTGATGTTACAGAATATGTTGCAATTGGAGTTGATGAATAAGAGTTGTAAACCTCAACATCAAACGTACCAGCACCACCGAAAACCAAACCAATTCTATCAATAGTCATAACGCCACTTATAATATTAGCGCAATAAATTCTTACACCTGCATAAGTGTTAGTTACCGATAAAGTGTTTTTAAATTCAGCAGCACCAATAACACCTTTAAACGGTTCACGCTTTTGAGTTAATTTGCGTTCAATTAAAGAAGTCATTAAATCAGACTTAAACGCAATTCTTGAATTATCTCGCGCGCGCTCTAAAATACTCCATAATCCGCCAGCCTCACAATCTGCCGTTGACTTAATAGCATTCAATCTTAACCCTTCAAGTTCATCAATGTATAAACCGCTATCACTTGTATTTGCGTTGCTAGGTTTACCACTATCAAAACATTCGCAAGTTGTTCTTGATAATCCTATTGCGTAACTAAGGCAGTCTGTTGTTGCTGTTGACATTCTATTTTTGGTTTAAAAAAAAGGGCATGAAGTTTTTAAAATCATGCCCTTCTAAGTTGTAAAATTAATTAATAGTTAAGCACAAACAAATTTCAAAATGTTAGTATTATTCAAATCGCATCCTACTGGGTTACGGAAAATATCACCATTGAAAGTTAATCTCCATGAGTGAGTAATTTCGTTACCTGAACATACAATTTTATAAATTACATCATAAAATACGCCTGCTAAGTTTTTAGATGCAATTTTGTAACGCATACCTGCGCTAGAACCTACACCGCCAAATTGCTCAGCTTTAGCATCTGTTGCTGACCAATCCCAATAGTTCTTAGAAACGAAAGCTAATGCATTCTTGTTTAACATAAATGTTGCTTTGTCTGGGCTAAGTGTTGAATCTATATTGAATAAATCAAAATAGATTGGGAAAGCATCGAACAATGTTTTAGCACCTTTACCATCTGCATTAGCTGCATTAGCTTGAGCGTTAAAATATGCTTCGTAAAGGTTTTCACCTGATACTAAGTAAGCATTGTTAAATTGGTTTTTCTTTGCTACTAAATTTAAGTAACCGAATAAACTTGAGTTCCAATAAGGTGCTGCAATCTCAGTTTCAAAACCGTTAACAGTTCCTTTTCCACCAGTATAAGCGTTTACACCTTTACCAGTTTCCATTTTATTTACAAATTCAACAGCGATAGCCTCATCTAATTTAGACATGTTGCTTAACAAAGAAACTGCAACTGCATCTTCAAAGTTTGTAGCAATAGTTCTGTACGCTTTAGTATCTACTGAAAATTCAACTTGCTTACACATTGAAAGTGTATATTCTTGGCAAGATGTGCCAGGTTTTGAACCTGAAATTGTACAATCATCAGAGCAAGATGCAACTGTTGGTGAGCAATACTCTGGCCAGTAAAGCAATACTGAATTATCTTTTAAAGGGTTTTGTAACGCTTCAAATCTTACTGTTTGATTTGCGATTACTGCATTTGCTACATCGACATTTGCAACATAGTCTTTTTGTTTTGCAGAATCAGCCCATACTCGGTCTGCTGCTAATTGCACATCTGCTAAGAGTGCGCATGTGTTTACGTTTGCTGACATTTTTTTTAGTTTTTAGAGTTTAAATTTTTCCTTTAAACGCCTCTTTGTAAGCATCACGTTCTTCAATTGTTTTTGAACTGTCCCCTACAAAAGCTGCGTATTCATTTGCAGACTTCGGAGCTTCAAAATTGAAAGTTTTTTTCTGGTCGCCGTTCGGTAAATTCTTATTTGCTGGTGAGTTTTTATCGTCCGCAATGTGAAAGTCGAAATACTCTGAGGCAATGTCTTTAACTAATTTTTCAAAAGCTACTGCATGACCTTGTGCATTTTCAAATACTTTACCATCCTTTAAAGGGACAATTCTATCACCATTATTTTGTAAATCCCATTCGTAGTTTTGTAGTTTTTCAATAAATAAACTCTCTTGCTTCTTAGCTTTTGAAGGCTCTTTAGAAAGAACAGGTTTTAATGAATGAAATAACTCTAAACCTTTATTTGCAACTTTATTAAACGTTTCTTTTTTTGAAAGCTCGGTTTGGAATTGATTAAGTTTAGTTTCACCTTCACTCCTTGCAGCTTCTAATTCCGCTTGGTGTTGCTCTTGTTGGCTAATAAACAATGGGTGCTTTTTAATGGCATCCTCTGTTAATTCACCGCCTTTGCTTTGTGCGTTGGCGTATTCTAATACTAAATCGATACCTAATTTGTCCGACTTAAAACCAGTTTTAGCTTTGAAATCATTTTCAAACTTTTTTAGAACCTCTGATTGTGCCTTTTTATAGCCGTCATCAAAAGCCGTTTTGCTTGAGCCTGTTTTTAAACTTTTAGCGTGTTCAGAATATGCGTTTAAAATCATATCCTTTGCATCGTCTTTTACTGTTCCATCTTCATTAAAGTATGAAGCAACTCCATCTACATCTAAATTTAAGGTTTCAGATAATACCTCCAATAGTAATTCCTTTTCAGTCATTTTGTTTATTTATTTCGGGTTTAATTTCATCCCTACTTTGTTTCTTTTTAATCTCAATAACCTCACGCATTGCCCTAACTTCTAATGGGGCTTCGTCTTCAATAATTTCGTAGTTTTCCGCATTGCCTTTAGCGACAAATACGTTCTCCCATTCATCACGTTTTATTTCAAACTCCCTACCGCTACGTTTATTTCTTATTTTCATTTGCTCCAGTTATTTCATCAACTGCTTCGGTAGACTTAGTGGTTTCAGGAGTTTTAGAAACATCAGATTTTTTCTTAATCTCGATAGTTTCTTTTTCCTTTACTTTTGCGTTCATTTCCTTAACCTCTGTTGGGGTTGTTGGAATTTCGCTAAAGCCTGCTTTGTCTTTTTGGGACTCCCAAACGGATTTGACAATCCATCCTTCTTGTCCGTTTTTTATTACCCTTACATGGGTTGCTGATTTATCTTTAAACATGGTAACAAAATTACGCTATTAATGTATTGTTAATTAGTTTTAATAATTTATAGTAGTTTAATTTATTATAGTTAGTTTTGTTTATTGTAAATTATAGTTATATTTGACAAACTATTTAACTCATGGCAAACGAACAAGAAACAACTGTACACGGCACTTTTAAATTTAGAGGTAACGCCGCAAAGATTATCAAAGAGGCACAAGCTGAAAGGCTAATGGCTAATAAACCGCACTCAGCCGAACGCACAATAACAATTTTGTTGTGTGAAATGTATAACAAGAAACATGGTAAGAATGAGGGTTGTTGAAAAAATAACCAAGGCATTAAAATGGTTATTTAATGAAACAGAAATTGTTGGTAGTAAAAATCCTAGCGACTATAAACAATGTAAATTAAGTACTGGTTGGAGCCCTGATGACCATCATTGTACTTCATGCATGAAAAGTACTGAACATCGTGAGTACATGAGCGGCATTTGTAACGGATGTGGTAGTTTTAAAACTCAGGTAAGATTCGAAAGAAGTTGGCGTAAAATTTTTATTGATGGTGAATGGAAATATCAAATAAAATATAAAGATGGAACTGAGGAAATACGAAAATGGTGGTATTAATATTTAAATTTAAAAATTAATAAAATGAATTGGCTTACATCAATTTTTAATTCAATAGATTCAATACTAATTTTAATAATGGTGCTACTTTGCGCCGTTCTTTGTTTTAATAATTTTATTATACCAGTTGCAGAATTATTGCTTTCGTATTTTGGTTATAAAGTTTCAAGCAAATGTATTTTAGTTCTGCATCTATTCCTTTTTATAATTTCAATACTATCAGTAATAACCGCAATAATACTATTTACTTATGGACGATTTACATAAACAAACAACAGAACATTTACTCGTTTTACTATCCGTTGTTGTAACTTTTTCTTACTCGGAAGTAAATAGAAGAAAAATTGAAAAAGAAATAATTGAAATAATATCTAACAGAATAAAATAATGGACGAATACGAAACTAGGCAATTTTGGAACTTATGACAAACGAAACAGAACAAAATCTAATAATACTAATGAAGGAAATATCACAAAGTTTGAAGGAAATTTCTAGTTCATTATCTAAAGCAGAGTATGAAAAATTACCACGTTCGCCTATTAGAATAAATGGTACAGAATATTTTTGTGTAAAATTAGGTGGTTTAAAAGCTGGCGATTGTTTTTATTTGTACGAAGATATTAAACGAGTAACAAGAGATTTAGAATGTTATTATGTTGATGATGATTTAGAAAATAAATATCCAGAAGAGGTTTTATGTTTTCATCCACCATCAAGAGTAGAGATAATTAGCAGGGCTAAGTCAGCTTGGGTCAATACTAGTAAACTGACACAACACTTATTTAAGAAAGATTTAAAAGTTTATATTTTAGCTAAATGAAAAAACCACACATAATAAAAGCGCCTTGTAAATGTTGTAATTGTGGTACTGATTTTTATGTTTATTATGAAACTAACTTTCCTACTGTTTTTACGCCTGATTCATTTGTATTAAGAATGTGTGATTTATGCAATGAAGAAAAACAAAGCGGATTGATTAATTACTTAAGAGAATTGGTCAAAGCGAATAAAGAAGAAATCAGAAAAGAACTTATTATAAAACTAAACGATGAAAAAACTAATCCTAATAACCCTACTCAGTCTTAACCTAACAGCGCAAAACTCGCCACAGTTAGATGCCTCGGCTTTTGCTTTAACAGGTATAAGTTTAATCGCTTCAAATAAAGTGTTTAAACCAGCTTACAGACCATCAATTATAGTTAGTGGTATTAGTATGCTTATGGCAAGTGGATGTATTATGTTAAACGAAAAGTACGGTAAAAAGCAATTCAATATGATTGCATCGGTTAATGGTTTAACCCTCCAATACAAATTTTAAATCAGGTCGTTTTAGTATAGCTAATTTATTACTAATGAAATCTAGTGAGTGCCTACATTCATAACCGCCCCGCATAGTATAATTATATTTACCATCAGTCTTTTCATTCCAAATCGGTCTACATTCATCGTTAGTGCCAGCTTCCCATTGTTTCGCTTCCTCTATTGTAAATACTTGGTTATCTTTTGCAATACAAAAACATCGTGAGGATTTAATTTTACCACCTTGATAAACGAAGGCTTGCATACCTAAACCACTTGCATACAATGATGAACTTTGCGCATCAAATGTATTGTAAGTATCTCTCATATTTTGGTCGAAATATCGCTTTAATCCACCATCAACTTTTGCATTGCCTTCAATCTTTTTTTGTAGTTCTAAAATCAATTCGCCTACTGGTTTTTTATTTGTGATAGCTTTAACTGTTTCTTTTTTAATTTCATCTCTTAGCTTAGTATCTTTAATCAATTTATCTAAGTAAGATTTATTAGTAAGTTTACCATCCTTTTCTATTCCTAATTGCTTGTTTAATTTTTCTTCTGCTTTTATTCCAACTTTCTTAACCTCGTCTAAATGTTTACCGCTAGCAACTTGAAAATAGTCATTGTTTAGCTTACCAATTTTTAAAAGGTCTTTACCAAATAGTTTTATTATTGGTAGAAATTCGTTTGAATTAAACTCTTTAAAAATCTTATCTATTGCGGTTGATAGCTCAATGTTTTTACCATCATCAGTAATAACTCCACCGCTCGTTACAAGTTGTGAAATTATCTTATCAAATATTTTATCGTATAGTTTCTTTTGCAACTCTGTTACTTTACCTTTCATAAAGTCTTGGCGTTGCTCGATAAACTCACGCTTTAATTTATTGATTTGCGTCGGCGTCATTGTTTACATTTATATCTTCAGTAGTTGCACCAAATCCAGTAGCTAAATCTCCGCTATCAATATTAGCAACAAGCGCATCAACTTTTAATTTTAATAATTCTCTTTGCTTAGTAAATGCGTAATCGTAAAAATATTCATTCTTTACCATTGCATCTTCCTCTAATTCATTAAAGATATTATCAAAATTAGCGTAAAGAACTTTATTAAATTGATTGGTTAAGTTGTTACTAATAATGTAAAGAATTTCATTAGTTGTTTTATCTGGGAAAGGGTAAAACTTTTCCTTAGTCATTATTCGTTTTAATTCCTCTGGCTTATCTATAAACTGAGCCTGTGCAATATCTGCGCTTAATTCTCTGCGAACGAACCCAGCTGCGTTGCTATCGCTTGCAAGTTTTAATTCTGCTAATAAATCTGTAAGCGTTTTAAATTTAAAGTCTTTAGGGAATTGGCGAATTACAACAACATCTTTTATATCTAAGTATTCAGCCGAAACTTTTACAATGTGTCTGTAAACTTCGCTTTCTTTTTCTGTAAATGGAAACAATGTATCATAAACCGAATCTAAGCTAATACGCATTTCGGTAGCAGTTGCAACAACTTGGCTTTGATTAAATATTTCAGAGTTAAAAACCGATTGCCTTACCTCGTTTTTTAGTTGTTGGATGTAGTCGTTTTGAAACTTTATTAAATCAATTGGCGGGTATTCGTAATGCACCATTTGTTCTAAGTTCAGCATATCCTGTTTGTCATCTGGCATTCTTAAAACAACAGCATCTTGTGTTGATGTATGAATACTAACACCTGTACCTTTACATGTTCCACACTCAACACCCTCTAAGTTTTTACCACCACTACACCCTTCAGCCTCACACCTTGCAACATACTGAAACTTTTGAGGGAATGCGTGTAAGCACATTGTTAAGTCAAATTCTGAAACGGTTTTAATCGACTTCATAAAGTATGGTAACGCATCATGAAATGGATTAACAAACGTTCTACCATTAGTAACAAGGTCTTGTTTATAACCTATTCTAATCGCTGGAATAACACTTGATGCGTGTGTAAATTCTTCAACAACAAACACTCGTTTGTCGTCAACACGAACTAAAACAAAACTAAATTGACCGTTATTAACCTCAACAGCTTTACCAATTTCTAATGCTTTAAATTTATCTTCATCGTATTTTAACTGAGTGTATTTTATTGCATGCGTTTCAAAATATAAAGTATAATCCAATCCATCTTTACCAACCATTTCAACTAATAACCATTTAAGCTGGTTGTTTTCGTATTCAAAATTAACCGCTTGCTCTGAGCTAACCTCCAATGGTCTTGGTTTTGGAATAGCTAATAATTCACCGTTTGCACCTCGTTCTGGATTGTCAAATTCAGTAACAATAAATGCGTTAGGGTCGGTAAAAGATAGGTCAACAAAACGACCTCGCATAAATCCATCAAGACTAAGGTTTCCGTAATATTCTAAAATAGCTGTATCTATTTTCTCCTTGCGGTTTGTGTCGTCTTCAGTACCTTTAAAATTAATCTTAGTAATTATATTGTTAACCCTACCAACTTTGTAAAATGGCTGTCTAATTGAGGATGCAACACTCGGCGTAATTACCTGAGTTAAAGCCTTTCTTTGCGTAAACAACGCATCATCTTCTCGCCTTGTAAATTGGCGCAATAAACTATCAATGTCCTCGCCTGTTATAAGCTGTTTATAAAGTTTAGCTAATTCACATACACGCTTATAGTCTGCATGTCTTAGATTTTTAGTTACTGAGTTAAATATAATACCGTGAGCGTGTTGCAATTCCATGTTAATAAGTTTTATGTAAAATTAAACATTTTTTTTATAATCCAATGTGTAGCATTAATCTGTATTTAAAGTAGTGGTAAAGTAGCTTTTGTTCAGTTCTTGTTAATTGCCCATAAATAATATTTAAGTCATCAAGTGAGTAACTGTCTAACATTTCCATTATTTCGGTTATTGTTATCTCAAGCATTTTTGTAATAACTTTTAAACGCACTTATTAACAAATATCTTAGACAGTCGCTCATGTGCCCAAATTTCTCATAAACCTGACCCGTGTTTTTATCCGTTGCTTTTTCGATTAGCTTACCCCCGTCTGGACTTTCCTTTAAAAATTCTAAATCTAAAATTAGATTCTTGCATTTTGGGTCAATTTCAATTTCAATCGTAGGGAATCCATCTTCAAAAATCTTGTTGCAAAAATCCCTACTACCAACAACACTTGGATTTTTTCTTAACACCCTTTTACTATTTGCGTTTAAATACCTCCTTAAAACACGTTCTAATATGTCGTAGTTGTGTTCAATTGATACGGTTGATTGGTTCTTACCCGATGCATCACCGTAATAAAAAACGGTTTGTTTTGAACCTATTAAATACTTTCGCTCTAAATGTTGACAAAGCGATTCGGTTTTATTATGTGGGCTGCTTAGTGCAAATTCATCAAATAATTTAACCTTGTATTTATTTTCTACCTTTTCAATTTGGCAACATATCATGGAAATATAAGGCACAACGTTAAAGTCTAAGCTAACATGAATTGGTAAATCTTTATTAACAGTTACAGGCTTAACGTGTTTTAATCTTTGGAAACTGTTAAACATTTCACCTCCAGCCTTAGCGATTGGCGAACCATAGATTAACATTTCAATTAGGTTTTGACTACCTGCTAAATCTGATTTCCTTTGCTCAATAAAGTTCTTTGGTAAATTGTCCTCGTTATGATAAGCCGAATAAATTACAACGTGCTTGTCTTTTGTTTCTAAACTAAAATAATCCGTTTTAGAAAATATGCGCTTGCTTATTTCTTCGTACTTGTCGCTAAGTTCAAACCATTCATTTATCCAGTAAACTTTAGCGGGTGAGGTTAAAATGTATAGTGGATTCCACGCTTCAGAACCATCAACCTCTTTATCATAAATAAACCCATCCTTAACCCATAAGCCTTGTTCACGCAATCGACCTGTAACAACTTCTTTAACCGCTTCTTCTTTAGTGTCTTTTGTTTCGTCAAGAATTGCCCAAGTAAATTGTGTGCCATCAATTGCTTTGTAATTGTCTAGTGATGCTGTAAATATTAATGCGCCGTTATTAAAACTAATTGTATTCTCATAGCTCTTTAAAGCTGGGTGTAAGCGTTTAAAACTTGGTGGGGGTATAATATCAACAACATACTGTTTGCCTTTAACCCAACCGAACGTATCTTTCCACACGTTAAATACTCGGTCTAGTGTTGACTTACTTAATTGGCTGTAAGTATTTGCACCAATGAAGCCCTTTACTTTAGGGAAATTAATAACAAAGTGTGAACTAATTAAACCAGCTAAGTGAGATTTCCCACCACCTTGACCTGCGAGAGCTAAAATCCTTTGCTTAGTTGAATGTAATGCCTCATTTTGCGGTCTTGATATTTTGATTTCACTAGTCAATTGTATTTCCAAATTAACCTGTTTGATGTTTTGCTTTTACCTATTAAGCAATTATAAATTGCAAACCTGCTTGAGTCAGTTAATTTTGAAGCTTCTACTACTGAATTAAATACTCTAATTACTTTTCCATTTACATCAACCACGCATACCTTTCTAGCTTTCTCTCTTAATTTTAAAATTGTTTCACTAGACGCTTTTCTACCTAATGAAGGATGCACATATCCATTTTTATATTTTTCCTTCATTGTTTCACTTATTTTTATTCTTACATCTGCGCCTTTTTTGTTTGTCCCGTTTTTTATTTTTGTCTGTTTTATTTTTTCAATATGTTCTACTGAAAATGTCCGCCT